AGAGTATCTGGAGATGCAGTAAAACTCGTAGACAGAATGGAATTTAGTTTCAACAACTTTACTGCAATAAAGGCATGGGATAAATGAGGAAGTTTTCAGAAATAGTAGAAGCAAGGGGTGACACTGCCGTATTTACATTTGGTAGATTCAACCCACCAACTACAGGACACGAGAAATTATTAGATGCAGTCGCTGGTCAGGCAAAGAAGAATGTCGGCGCACCATACTATGTATTCGCATCTCACTCTGAAAATGCAAAGAAAGACCCACTTCCATATGCAAAGAAAGTTGCATATATGAAGAAGATGTTTCCAAAACATTCTAGAACTATTGTTGTTGATAAAGCAAGAAATGTGTTTGAGATTGCAGTATCACTGCACAATAAAGGACACAAATCAATCGTAATGGTTGTTGGTTCAGATAGAGTTACTGAATTCAATGGTCTACTGAACAAGTATAACGGTGTAGAAGCAAGACATGGTTACTATGGTTTTGACAACATTGAAGTAATCTCTGCTGGTGAACGTGACCCAGACGCAGAAGGTGTGACAGGAATGTCTGCATCTAAAATGCGTGCTGCTGCATCATCAAATGATTTCGATACTTTCAAACTTGGAGTTCCAAGTACATTCAAACAGGGAATGTCATTGTTCAAAGATGTTCGCAAGTATATGGGTATTCGTGAATCATTTGTTCCAAGAACAAACGTGATGACAGACGAAGATGTCATTCGTGATTTATATGTAGAGAATAAGTTATATTCTATCGGCGATATAGTTGAGGACAACTACACTGGAGTATCTGGTGAAGTTATTCGTAGAGGAACTAATTACCTCGTATTCGCAGAACAAGACGGTACTACACACAAGAAGTGGTTGTACGAAGTCAAACAAGATAAAGATATTAAGGACAGAGAAGGTACAGAACCAGCAAAGTATTATGCAAAAGATGCTGATGGTGATGAGATGTCTAAGTCCACTAAACAGAAACGTGCGGCACACTTTGCAAAAGGTAAAGACGGGCCTGCTCCTGGCGATGGTCATGCTGAAACTAAACCATCTAAGAGTACAAAGAAATTCAAACAGATGTATGGTGAGAGCGAAGGCCCATGTTGGGATACTCACAAACAAGTTGGTATGAAAAAGAAGAATGGAAAAGAAGTTCCTAACTGTGTTCCAAAGAATGAAAAGTTAAAACAATCTAAGACATATCCAAATCTTAAATATGCAACTGGTAAGTCTGCTCAAGTGGCAAAGGATAGAGCAGATAGTATAGAAAAACGCAAAAAACTATTAAAAAAAGAAGACTTTCAATTAAACGAAAAGATTGAAGGACTGATTACAAAAGCAGAGAAGTCTGGTATACCTTATGGTATTTTGAAAAAAGTATATGATAGAGGTATGGCAGCATGGAAGACAGGACATCGCCCTGGCACAACTCCACAACAATGGGCATTCGCAAGAGTGAACTCATTCCTTACTGGTGGTAAGACAAGAACAACTGCTGATGCAGACTTGTGGAAACAGGCGAAGGGTAAAAAAGAAGAACAAGACCCTAGAGAAATTGGAACAGATGCAAGTAGAGAAAGTAGGCAAAAGATGACACCAGGCCAAAAGGTATTCTCATTCAAAGAACATCTTGACTGTGGTACACCTAGTTGTTGTAACGAATGTGAAACTTCTAGTTTAATCGAATCCAATCAATATCGTGTGGGTTCTGAAGCATACTATAAATTCTTTCAAGAAAAAAGAAAACTATATGAAAGTGGTAAACTAAACCCAGTAGGTTTTGATAAAGAACTACTGGATGGTAACATTGGCGAATATGCCATGTACAATGGTAACCCAGTTCCACTAGATTGTCCTATGGAGTCTTTTGACGAAGACAAGGATGTAGAACTAAATAAACCTAAAGTCGGTGGGCCTAAGAAGTACTATGTGTATGTTAAAGACCCATCAACAGGTAATGTGAAGAAAGTTTCTTGGGGTGATACAACTGGACTGAAAGTCAAGTTGAATGACAAGGAAGCAAGAAAGAGTTTTGCTGCCCGACACGATTGTGAAAATCAAAAAGACAGAACCAAGGCAGGATACTGGGCGTGTAACTTACCACGTTATGCAAAACAATTAGGTTTATCAGGTGGAGGTAATTTCTTTTGGTAAATCCTTACAAGGACGAACTAGAGGGAGATTATAAGATTAGAACCTTTTCAGAGGATATATCTGAAAATGAACTAATCTGGCATCGTGATAGAAACGATAGAGAAATTACGGTTGTTGAAGGTGCTGGTTGGCAACTTCAGATGGACAACAAACTACCAGAGGATTTGCAAAAGGGCAAACTCTATAACATTAACAAGATGGAATTCCATCGACTAATTAAGGGTGAAGGTACTCTTAAAATTAAAATTTGGGAAAAGTAAAATGACAAGATATTCAAAAACTATGTCCGAAGCCCTTGAGGAAGTCAGAGAAGCATCTGCTCGGGCAGACGCAAAAAGGGCAATGTCCAAGGATAAGGATATGAAACAAAATCCATTTTCTAAGGATGATGATGCTTCAGATGATGATGTAAAGTCTGCATCTAAGAATATCATTATGCAATTGAGAAAGTCTGTCACCATGAACGGTAGACATGACGTTGAGTTTGCATCTGGTAAAAAGAAAGTTGACAAAAGAATGGCACAGGCTGCCATGGACAAGTTTATGAGAATTAAAAGGTCAGATGATAAACTTAAATTTCAACAGAAACTTGCAAAGTCATACAAAGATTTCCTACTTGCACTGAAAGAACAGTACGAGATGGTAGAAGTAAAAGAAGATTATGTATGTGAAGACTGTGGTTGTCCACAAGGTAACGCAGACCCAAACTGTAGTTGTCCAAATGACTCCACTGACTTACAAGCATCTTATTGGGTGAAGAAAGAATCAGTCGATGAAGAATTTGAACTTGATGAAAAAGCAAAGTATACTGGAAAACTTATGAAAAATAAGTCTATTGTAGATTATGTGAAAAAACAACAAGAAAAAAATAGAAAAGACGTTGCAAAGTTTGGAAATAAAAAAGTTGGTGCATATGGTAATGAACCAAGATTTGATAGTGGGTCTGATTGGTTGGACATGACAGCAGATGAGGTAAAGCTAAGTAGTATGAGTCTTAATAAAAGGAAAGCATTTGATCCTGAAGCTGAGTATGAAGCGATAGCAAGAAAACTTGGTCTTGATAAGTTTGAACCTAAACTAGAAGAAGTCGAACTTCCTCTGTATGTTGAACTTGAAGAGGGTATGAAAATGAATGACCCTAAGTTGCTCAAGATGTTCGACAAACTGAAGAAGGGTTCTAAGATTAAACTCAAGACCAGTTCAACAATCAGTCAAGGTAAAGACTATGTAGAATATATTGTCAAGTCAAAGAACACAGTAAATAAAGGTAGAGTGGAAAAGATTACACTTGCTACTGTGGGTAATGAGAAGGCAGTCAAGAAGTTCCTATACAAAAGAGATGGAACTGTAGGATTTGCTATTGGTGATATGGGTGCATCTATTGATGACATCAAAGAAGGTACATGGGCTGTTCCAAGTTCATCAAAGGCAAAGGCAGAGTTAAAGAAACTTATGTCTAAACCAATTAAACTTGGTAAGGAAGGTGATGATGCCTCTGATACAATGTATTCACTTATTGGTGATGATGAGTTATTTGATGACTTGTATGTTGCTGGTAAAAAGAACCCAAATGGTGATGCAAGACCTATTATCAAGAAAGCAATGAAACGACTTGGTATCAAAGAAGACTTTACTCCACACATGATGTATGACCCTAAGACTGGAAAAGGTTATAAGGCAGACAAAGAAGCAGACCATCTTAGAATGAAAGACATGGGTTACACTCACGAAAAACCAGATGTAAAAGAAGCAAAGTTTAGTGATGATATGATTAATAAACTTAAAAAAGCATATGAACCTATGAAGGGTAAAAAGATTAACCCAACACCTTTGATGAAAATATTTGATAAGATTGATTCAAATAAGGATGGTTTAGAACAGTTATATAAAGCAGATATACCTTTTGTTAGTATGATGGCAATGTCCAGACTTATGTTGAAACATAATTATAAGGCAGACCAGATAAACAAACTTGGTAAAATCAGCAGAGAAGATTTCGTAATGGATGAAGCTGTGATATCGCCTCAATATAAAGAAGGTATGAAGGCAGCAAAAGACAAGAAACCATATGATTCAAATCCATATAAATCTGGTAAGAAGAAATTAGATTGGGCTAAGGGACACAACGAATTTCGTGCAAAGAAATTAAATGCACAAAATGAAGAAGTTGAACTTGATGAGAAGTATGACTTGTATCATAAGTCTTTTTCTGATGCAATGTCACACGCATATGACTACGCAAAGAAGAAGTTGGGAATTACTGTAGACCCAAAAGAGATTGATAATAAAGTTGCAACGGGCCCAAAGAAACCATCTGATGGTAAAACTAATACTTACAGACTAAAGGGTAAAGGTGGAAACCTACAAATCCAAGTTTACAATAAGGGTGGTTCAAAACCATTTGAGTTGAATATGTATAAAGAAGAAGTCGAACTTGATGAAGGTGTCCCTTATAAGTTTGCCGCAGTAGACAAAAAAGGATTGGTTATTGGATTTGCATCTAACGAAAGAGATGCAAAAGATATGGCGAAAAGAAACAAGGGTAGAGTTGTTACTCT